TACCACGCAAACACAGCGCCCAAGATGTCAATGAGCAGGAAGAAGTACACTATCCTCAGATAGTCAATAATCTTCCTTACAGTCTTACGAAGTCCGTGGCTCATAATCTTTTCCTTGTTCGCCTTCGCCGCGTCTATGCCGGTCCACATGTCAATCAGCGCCGCAGCACAAACGAGCACGCAGAGCAGGAAGGCTATCATTATTCCTCGGCTCAATCCGTCAGGGAGATTGTGCGTTGTGATTATTTCATCCATACTTTTTCCTCCTTGTCTTCTATCACGATTACTTCAGCGAACACGTCGCTGTTGCGCGTGTCGATTATTATACTTGTCCAATTCATAGAATGCGTTTTGCCACATAATCCCCGATGAGTTCACCCCCAAGTTGCCCGATATGCAAGTCATCGTAGGTGTATGTTGTAATGGTCAACGCGTTGATACCGCAATCTCGACAAGTATTGTACGCGGGTATATTGTACTCACGCGCTACGGAATAGATGGCATCCGCATAATCGTAGATTGTCTTTCCGTCCGAATTGATATACAATTTATTCCAAGAGGTTCCACCAATACTCGTACCCCTTTCCCGATAGAATGGAGAGAACACCGACAACCTCGCACCTGGTTTCAAGGTCAAGACTCTTTCAATCATCAACCGCAGACAACCAAGTGTAGTGTGGGGGTCTTTCGCATCTTCGGAAGTCGGGTCGGTAGTTCCGAAACGAGGGTGCGGATTCCCCTCCGCATCCATCGCCTCGTCACTTGAAGGTACCGCAAAACTATCCGTATCAAAGTCATTCGTCCCAGCAAGGATGGTTACGAGGTCTCCGTCATTGATTGCATAAACGGCACTCTCCCATCCGGCGAATGCCCTGTCTCGCCATAACTTGTAAATAGTCCATCCCCCCTTGCCTTGATTGTCTACCTTGAAACCGAGTTTCCGTTGTGCATAGCCGACATAGGAAAGGCCGTTATTTTTATCAATCTCCGTGATGGAATCCCCAATTGCGACCCATTGTTTTTTGTCCGGGAAATTACGGGATAATAATGTTGTCGTATTGGTAAGTTTTGACGAATCCGTAATTACTTTAAGATTGTCAATTATTTTTGTTTTGTCGCCCGCGAAAAATCGTGCACTAAATCCTATTGCCTTGCGTGTGCTCCAACCATATCTTTGTGGTACATTCCACGAACCGTTGGCATCAAGACAAAACCACCATTCCCAACGTCCTGTTGTAGTATTGTAAATCGAACCGGCAAAATAATGACCATCTAACAATTCAATCCGGCATTTGCTTCCAATAGAAACAGCGGCTGGCTTGAATTGTGGTTGTCTATATTCGCCACTGTAATGCCCTTCGCCCCATATTGACGATGGCTGTTCGTTTGACGCATCACCATCAATATCATAATTTTGCACATATCCTATATCATTTGGACGCGAATTTGTCGGCATATAACATCCAGCAAAACATTGTTTATTGTTTTCGCCATCAACGCCAATTCCAAAACATAGCGAAATTAAATTTGAATCCCATAATGACGAAATTTCAAATTCAATACCTGTTACATTGGCATTAAATATCATCATTATTGCCGGGTCGGCTCCCTTACGTTTCACGTACAATGCGCCATTCTCAATTGCGAATTTTCCCGCCATTGATTGGGTTATATCCGAACTTTGGGCTAAACGATAATTGTTATTTATCTCGGTAATTGCATCGGTGACATCCAAAGATTCAATTGCCGAAATCCTACCATCCAACCACGAAATGGCATCAATTATCCCCAAATAACGATTAACCGAAATATCATTTATGGAACCAAAATCGCCACTGGATAAGTAAATGTTAAATCGAACTTTATTGTATGTACTTTTTAATGATGGTAATTCATACTCTACATTTTCGAATGTGACACCCAAATCATTGTAGGATACAAACGTGTCATCTTGATAGAAAAAAACACGATACCAACCCAACGATGATTGTGTGTTGTTAATCAATTGGAATTTATCCCCAACCTTTGCCGAAATGGCATCGCTATATATGAATGATTCGTTATCGGGGATAATTTGACCATCGGCTACCTTTATAATTCCAAAATGTGTTGCCAAAGAATCCTTTGCAACAATATTAGGGGCAATGCCTGTTGATTCTTTCGACCAACTACCATTGTATTTCAATATTACCACCTCATCCGTAACGACTATTCCGCTAAATTTGGAATATATGCCAGGTTGCGATGCGATATAAAACACGTTTTGGTCCGTCGTACCCGGGTCTGTAGTAGGTGTCGCAACACCCATGAATTGATAGCCTTTACCCAAGGCGTACACAATCGCCACCAATGTTTGTTGCAATATATCACCTGTAATTTCTTTATTGCCGTTTGCTTTTATTACACTGCGAATCGAAGACTTTAATAATTCGTTATTAGCCATAATCAGAACTTCATTAATAGTTAATTATAATCGTTGTTGAAATCATCATTGAAATCTAATCGCTTGCTTTTGATATACGCAAATCCTACCTTTTTAGCGACCGTTGCCGTTGTGAACTCCGCATCTACCGAAGCGACATCACCATAGTCCTCCCATTCCGGCGAAAGCAGGAACGAATCAACCGAATATCTTTGCCCCTTGTAGGTTATTTCCACGTAATCCGACAACCGAATGAATCGCATGACATCCAGCAGATACTCCGAAGCCAAGAACGAAAAATGAAACGTTTTCTTTGATATTTGCTTGATTGGGAAAATATATCCATCCCTTTCCTCGCTTTCTTCCTCGAACTCGTATTCAGGTTTCGCAATGTCCGCCGGAAGATAAATCCGATTGCGATATTTCGGTGACGTATAAACAATCGCTCCAGCATCCATTATGAAATCTTCGACATCCCACCACTCGATTTTCAAGTATGAAGATGCAGCTTTCGATATTGTGAACATTTCAGAATACCAAGTATCAACACCATCTGACATTTCAGCATAGTATTGTCCATCTGCTATGACTTGCGAAATTGGGAAAAGGCCCGAATATACTATAACATCTATATCTTGCAATTGTACATGCTTTATGGTCAGACCGGTTGCTGTCATGTCCGCGATAAAATCGCCAACCAACTCATCGCATCGTGTATAAATCTTGAAACTTTTTATCGCTGTTGGTACGCTATTCGCCTTATATACTTCCCCGTCATATTGCTCAAATTCGCTGTTGGACGTCAGCACCCTTATTTTTGTAGTGCCTTGCGGCAATGTCCAAAATCCGGAGTATGTACCGGCGTTAACCGATTGAGAAAACAAGACTTTATCCGAACTATCATAAGCAACATAACATACTGAATCGCCGACATGCACACCTCCGTGAACATACATCGGAATATCAGATAAATATACTGCGTCTATCCCCACTACGTCATATTCTGCTACATAGCCTGCCGAAGTATCCTGACACCAAGAACTATCACTTGTCAGATAGCCTCTATCGCTGTCTGTCGGTTCCATAAGGTCGCCTTTTGCAAGTTCTGTTCTTGACTGGCGCATCGCCTGAAAAGGAAGCATATAACCAGACGGAACAAACAGCGGATATACTTTGTCATACATCCACCATTTACGCGCATTTTGCCTTTCCAGCGAATCGTACCAAGGCAGTACGGACAAATTATTATTCGGTATCATACTTCAATGTTACTTTAGCACCCCTTGACAACAAATTTAATGAAATTTTCGCAATTTCACCATTTCCCAATTCCGTTTGAACTAACTTCCCCAAGTTAGCATCTAACAACATCGGGAATCTCACATCTTGCGTCTTTTGTTTTTTGATTCCTTGCGCCGCTATGATATTGCCGTTCATCTTCACATATCTGGCCGGCATGTCATACAAGTAATATTTTTGCAGATAGCAAAATGCCAAATACAGGTTCTGTAAATAGTATTCGACCAGATTCAATTCAATTTTCAAAATCGGCAATTTATAGCCATCCCCATTCTCGACTGCACCAAGCAACGCAAAGCCATCGGATGAACACGCGGACGGGTTCAAAAGCATGTAATCTATGTCAGAAGTGAAATTCGCCACCGATATTTCTTCGATATTTCCGGCTTCTACATATTTGCTCTCAATCTCAATAGGTTCGCCCTCAAATGGTGACGTTACATCGTCCATCCAGCCGAATTGATATCGTTCCGGCATGTCCGGTTTGTCATACGTGTATGTTGACGTGCCAAACGCCCACGGCTTGCCATTTCGCGGCAATTTTAGTTTCGTCAAATAAATGCCGATATCCGGTGTGTCGGAATATGTGCTGCCGTTGCGGAAAAATTGGATATGTTCAATCTTGAATTTTCCATCCTCAATATACCAATAACAGCGGAAACAATCCCGAAGCATGTCGGTAATATATCGCAACGTTATCGGTGCTTTTTGCGCCGCTTGGTCGTATTCTCCGGCCAAGATGTTTGATTTTGGCGTTATGAACAACTTGTATGCGGTGCTGTCAATCGGATTTCTTGCACTATACAAGAATTGTGAATATTCCTCCGTTGGTTCGTGCGTTATACTCGGCGCGATAGTTTTCAAAAGCACCGAAATTGCAGAATATAGCGGATAGGCATTTCTCAACTCATATTCCTTGCGTCCGGAACTCTCGACTATTTCATCTATCACCGAAAATGCAAACCAAATCGACATCCTACCCCATGCAGATTTTGCCACCGGATAAAATGCCGGAACTCCAAGCGCATAGGGTTCTTGATAGTATTGATTCGGTTGATAGATACCCCACTTCGTGGGCGTTTTTGATAAATCGCCCGTGAAGTAAATTGTATCTTTGAAATCATATTTCACCACCCTATGATAATTGCGATTATTATCTACCATATCATCTGCGCTTAATGCAGACGTATCGACACCTGCCACGTTATCACAATCTGTTACGAATCGTGAATATACATCCGTAGCAGACGATTTAATTGTCACATCGCCGCTTGCTCCGCTTCCGGATACGGCATTAAGAGTTACATCTAACAATGGACTGACATGAATATATCCTACTCTTCTATCAATTTTAGACCACATCTCAACACCGCCGGACGATATTTTCCAATAGGTATATGTCACATAGTCGCTTTCACCGGTTATCGGGTCTTCCTCATTGACTGTGTCATATGAATAAGAATATATATAATTATCATTTGCTATGCTGAAAGCATTGACACGCCCTGCCTTATCAGATTCAATTCTACCGATAAACGCATCCGGTAATCTAGGCATAACATTGCCGCTTGTTTCCGCAACCAATCCAGTAGCCACTTTTGCAAAATGATACTTGTTAACCAAATCGGATTCTGAATTTACCTCTTTGCAGTCGGTTTCCCAATACAGGCTGGAAAGGAAGCAAGCAATGACACTTTGGCCGGGCACATATACCTGTATCATCGGGCGTTTCGTTATGGTTATAGGATGTATTTCCGGTGCTAAATTGATAAGGTCGTATTCCTTGTCCATTCCGGCCAGAACCGCGCTATATTCATCCGACACTTCCGGTTTAACCGAAACTATCTTGTCGTCAAGATTGAATTCACAATCGGTTTTCCAAAACTTGCCCGTCCAATATTGCTCAAAACTCTCACCCAGATTGCGCGAAATCAAAATCCGCAATTCAAATTCGCTTTCAAAACCTTGCGAATTGATAAAATCGAAATCCTCGCGCACAAAAGTAAGTTTGCCCGAAAGAGACTTCCGGAAAAATTCTTCGTTAGTCTCTTTCGACACATCAATTGACAATTCATCGCTATATACAGGCTTTACCTGCCTATGTGTTGTCTTGCCGTTCAACGTTGCAGACAACTCAAATTCATATACCGGATATATCATGACTTGATTTTTCTTGTTAAATTTTTGTACCTGACAATCATATTTCCTTTCGCGTCAACGTATCTGACTTCATCGCCCTGTTCTCGAATTGCTTTGACATCGCGCTGCAATTGAGTTACATCCGTTCCGCCGCCTACATAATTGAGCGCATAACCGGACATTTGCGCATTTGCTCGCTGGTATTTGTCCGCAAAAGAGCCGTCATTGAACGAATTAATGACATCCGGAATAACATCGCGGAACTTGCGCGAATTGCGTTTGTTGATAACAGCGAAATATTCTCCACCCTCCGCACGTCTGCGCGTTCCGTCTTTCTTCACTCCTAAATCAATGTCTTTTCCGCTCGCATGGCTTCCGCCCTCCAACAATTCAATCGTACCATCTCCGTATTTCTCGGATTTACCCGTTCCGGCCACTTGAATTGCCTTAACTTTTGCCGCCGCAAATGAACCCCACATGGTTGCAAGTGCCGCCACGGCCAAAGTCGGACCAACTACCGGAATACCGGATAGCGATTTCCAGATATTTGCGCTTGCGGTTATCAATGAACTAGTCTGCGTAATTGTATCAATCGCCAATTGTGCCCTTTGCGCTTTTTCCTGTTCAGCCAATGCCGCCGCTTGTTGCTTCTTGCGCAAATTCAATTCCTTTTGCGCTTGTTCCACATTATTAGCATATCCGTTGTTTCGCGCTTCAATCTCCGCGTCAAGAACTGATTTCGCGGCTTCCACTTGTTTCTCCGCGCTTTCTACCGCCGCATCCGCCGCTTTCTGCCACGAATCGACAATCGAACCTATCGTATCCGCAACTGAATTGGCAACCTCGTTAAACGCATCTTTTTGTCCGCTCGTTGCCCTTATTCCCAGCAAATCCCAAATGTCCTTGTAGCCTACTTCCGACACCTCCTGCCCTATCTTCTTGATAGTATTCTTGATAGTCTGTACCTCATCATCCTTCAACTTCTCGGATGCAGTCTCGTTTAATTTCAGCACCGCTTTAAGACGCGCCTTTTCTTGTTGCAATCTGAAGATAGTCTTTTGCCTTTCTGTGTGATTCTGCAACTCAAATTCGCTTTCGGCCAATTCCCTTTGCGCTTTCAAATCGCGTTCGGCCAATTTGTTGTTGAATTCAGTTTCAGACTTTAGCAACAATTTGTCGTACTTCGCATTAATCAATTTCTCATCTTGCCTTAAATTCTCCGACGCTTGCCTGTTCTTCTCCAATTCCAAAGCGCGTTGCTTCTCTATCAATTCAAGACGCAATTTCAGCATTTCTTGTGAACCCTCTTCCGTAATTGCTATTTGCAATTGTATTGCTTGCTGCTCGGCTTGTAGGCTATTTATCCGTCCTTGCTTTTCTGCTTTATCCCTAGCTTCCGCATCCTTACGTGCTTGTTCCTCTGCTTTTTGACGTGCCCTTTCGGCCTTTTCCGCATCCGCTTTTCTTTTCGCTTCTGCCTTTTCTCGAATTTTCCGCTCCTTTTCCGTCTCCTGCTTAACTCTTTCGATATTGTCTTGATTCTCTTTTTCCTCTTGCCGTGCTCGTTCTTCCGCCGCTGCCCTTTCATCTGCTTCTATCTGCTCGCGCACCGCCGCTTCCGCTTTGCGTATATCTTTCAACGTGTCCAAAGCCTTTCGATAATCCTTGTAAGGCTTCCCGATACCCAGCCATCCGGTAAACTTCGGTTCTCGCGCTTGAATCTTCTCCAAGGCTTCCACATGTGCGATATATTGGTTGATAAACGTATCCATCGCGTCAAGTGTTTTCTTTCCACCCTCTTTCGCATAATAATCGGTGAATTTTGCAAAATACTCATCATAAGTCGCCGCCGATTGCGCTTGTTTCGGGAACAATAAATTTGTCAGGCTAGTAGTTAGGCTGGTCAGTTGGTCAATCAAAGTTTTGATAACTCCGGCGGAATTACGGAACGACAAAATCAACCCCTCCCACGCCGATTCAAGCAATTTCGTTGAACCCTCGACCGTCTCCAGACGCTCTCCAGCTATTGTTTCCAAGACACCAGAAACATTTTCCAATTCGGCGCGCAAGGTCTTTGCACTTTCTGCTCCCTCTAGGAAAGTAGAAAACGCCGATACGCTTCGCTTGTCGGTGAGTTCCAAGGCTTCCGCAAGGTCAATGCCCCCTTTTCTCAACTTGATAAGACCATCGAAAAGGTCATCAAATGTCTTTACCGGCTCGCCAAGTTTTTGTGCCAATTTTCCACCTGCATCGGCCAAATTCAAAAGAATATTTCGCGTTGCGGTTGCTGCCATTGAAGCGTCAAATCCGGCATTCGCCAACGAACCAAGCAAAGCGACAACATCACGCAACGAGAATCCAAAAGTTTTCGCCACCGGAAAGACTATGCCGATTGACGTCTTGTACTTTTCAAAACTCAATGCAGACCTGTTCGCGCCCTCGACAAGAACAGACAGCGCATCTTCCGTGTCCTTGCTCGACAAGTTAAATGAACGCAAAGTGGAGCCTGCCACTTCCGCCGCTTCTCCCAAGTCCACACCCATTGCCGTTGCGAAATGCAAGATATATTTCTGCATTGACAGAATCGAACCTTGGCCGAAGCCCAATTTAGCCAATTCCGTCTGCAATTGCGTTACTTGTGATGCAGTGTATTCAGTCGCTCTACCCAATGACAAGGCACTATCCGTCAACGCTTTCATGTCTCTTACGTTAACGCCTAGGATTGTTGACAGATTCGCATTAGCTTGCTCGAAGTCTGCAATCGTATTTACGCCGCTTCGCAATCCTCTAAACAAGGATTGAACCCCATTAATCGCAAGCCCTACACCAATAGCGAATTTTGAAAACCACTTCACCGAAGTAGGCAATCCGGATGAATTGATATTGTTCAAATTATCGCGCAAGCCAATCAATCCAGATGATACTTGCCCAAGTGGACCTGGCAATGCTCGTAATGCGTTCTCATAATGTCCTACTTCAAGCGTATATTTGCCTGTTGCTTTCTGCAAAGACGACATCTCCTCATATATCGCCCTAGTTTCCCTTTCAAGTTGCCGCCCTGCTTCCGTTCCGGCTCTCTGGGCGGAACTCATTTCGTTCAGTCGAATTTTATTCAACCGATATAGGGCTGATAGCCTATTATACGCCCCCTCTTGCGACTTGTTAAGTTGCACTACCAATTTGTCGATTTGCGTTTGCTCCCTTGACGCTTGCGATAATGCTATTTTCTGCCGTCGTGCCGCTTGTTCCTCGCTCGTTACGCGCCTATATTGTTCTGCAAGCCTTTCGGTCTCTTGATATGCTTGCGTTATCGCTTGCCGTTGTTGCTCGGTCGCTCCAGACACATTCTGCAAGCCTTTCGACATATCAGCCGCGGCGGTCTGAATCTTCGACCTCGCTTCCTCGTACTTTGAAATCAACGCGGTTAATTGCGCTATCAAGTCAGTTATACTATTGTCCGGACTAATCAAGTCGGAATATTTAATCGGATTCGGATTGTCCATAATGTTATTTTTCTTAAAAGTGCCCTATTTCGAACCTAAAACACAAAAAGCATAAATTATATTGCTCGGCCGTCAAAAGTCGCTATTTGCGCCTATTTTGCGCCCTTTCGGACTTCTTCGCCTTTTCTTGTAGATATGTGAAAGCATTGTAGAACTCCAAAACTGAAAAATCTTTCGGCTTTACATGCAATTCACTCGACAACAACAAGCACAAATTCTCAAATTCTTTGTCAAATGTGATTTCCGCGTTTTCACTTCCAGAAAATGTTTGAGGATTGCTGTACGTTATAAGTTTTGTTGTTATATCGTCAACGGATTTAGTCTTGTCCGGTTGCACAACCCCACGCATGATATTGTCAAGTATTGCAGATATTCTCATTTTCATCAGTCCGTAATACTCTTTGACTTCTGAATTATCGAACAATGCCGGAAAATATGCGACTAGTTCCGTATCTATTTTTTTTTTGCACCCACCTATAAGGTCGGAGAACTCTTTTCCGGAAGCATCATTTAACTGCTCGATAACACGTTTAAGCGAATCATCTGACAAGTCCTCGCATGGCTTGCCGTCAATTTCAGCGACCAATGCGGCAAATGCCAAGTGACGCGGCGACAATTCAGATTGAATCATATAAACGCATTGACGCAAATTCTCAATTTCCTTTTGTGCCTTTTCATTGTCTCCCAGCATCAAGAACCGCCGGATAATTTCTATCCTCTGGTCAAACTGCGTTATCGTTCCGCCAATGCCGGAATCCACAAGCAAAAATTTTTGGTACTTGTGGAATCGCACGATTGGCAGTTCTTCAATGCTATCGTATATTTTCAACGTGTGCTTACCTATTTTCAGCGTCTCCATAATTCACGTGTTAAAATTGTTGAACATAGCGGAACGGCCAAAAAGAACCATTCCTTTGTAACCAACAACAAAGATAGCGAAATAGCCACACCGACCCACCACGAACAACAAAAAGGACACGAAAATAATTTGTTCCAAAAGTCATTCGGCGCGTGTATCTGCAAATATTCAATTATGCCCCACTTGTCAGCCAAGGAAAGCACGAAAGCCGCAACCATTCCGACCACGGCCACCCAACAAACAAAATCACACATCATAGCAATACTCCGTATATTCCAATATACCATCGAATTTGAAGCCACCATACGGGTGCATCAAGAATTGATTGTCGTTTTCATCCAACGTATAGCCTAAATAAATATTTTGCGCCTGTTCATAAGACTTGTTTATCAATATCCGCCCACCTTGCAAATGCCATTCCGTCCGTCCGTTCAAAATCTTCAATATCTGCGCCTTTATCAATTCTGTATTGCGGTTTGTGTCGCTTCCGAAAATGGTGCGCAAGTCAAACCAGAATATCAACGAAAAAGGTGCTTTTATCTCGGCCGGTTGCCCCGGAAATGTGTTAATGATTTGTGGGTCGTTCACGGCAAAAAACGAGAAATTCCCTATATGACTATCCGGCGATACCTCCATATAGTCGTTTTTCCCTTTTCCTTGCAGTCCGCCACAATAGACATTAGGCGTTATGTATCTCTTTCCGTCAATCGTCTTGACTAGTTTTTGCGCTCGACCAAATGCCGCATCCAGCCAAGGCAGACCACTAACCAAACCTTGTTGAATCTCGCCAATCACGCGGTCAATCATTACCGCATTTTCGATTATCGGTGCTTTCGTTATCATACGTACAATATTGATTTTATTTCGTCCATTAACTCATTATATGCCCCATATTCCTCGAATATGCGCGCCCACATGCTAGGCATAAGTCCAAAGGTTGAAATGCCGTATTTCGACACTATCGTTGCCGCGTATGCGGTCTCCGGAACTACCTCCATAGACAACGCGGAAAACCGCACACCCAGCTCTTCATGAAACTTGCCATTGATATACAGGTTCGGCGCATCCGGATTTCTTCGGCCAGAAAAAGATGGATAACTCAATGTCGATTTCCACGCCGCATAATTCTTTGCACTTTCTATCGAATTGAAATATCCATGCGGCTTGACATCCTCGCTGTAAAATGGTCGTATATCCTCGCCGCTTGACGATTTGCCGTTCAATAGTTGCTCCTTTTGCAATTCCATTATGTCCACGGGATGATTCTGCACCACACTGCCAATAAGTATGCCCGTTGTTATTCCTCCGGCCACATCTTTAACTCTATTCAACAACTCGTCAAGTATTCCCATATCACACTACGCGATAGCGCACTCCATGATTATTGCAAGCCAAACATATCCTGTCCAGACCGCGCGTATCAATCGCCAATGCTTCGTACGCCTTTTTCAAGTCATATCCCAAGCCATTTGCGCGTCCTTGTGCATTGCCCTCAATCTCATAAAGAATATCATTCCGGCTAACGTTTGATTGATTCCGGTTCACTCTCACTTCCGGATTCATCGCCATTGTCCGCAAAGCATTTACCGCGACTTGCTTCTGAACTACCGAAGCGAAAACTTGTCTTTGTGAAATGATAAAGTCCGTCAAATCACAACCGACCGAAATCTCGCAATTCATGCCGTAATTCATCGTGTTCGTGTATGCAATTTGTGACACATCGAACATCTCCGGATATTCGCGGAAATCAGATGCGACATGAACGGCAAACGGGGAAATCTGCAAATATTTCGTCAGTTCTCGCCAACTCTCAATCGAACCTCCGATACATGTCGCGCACGGGTCTCTGCTCCAATCTTTCGACACGTTCAAAGCCTGCATATCTCGCGGCAAATCGCGCTGGTTATAACATAGATACCATGCACCTCCCGAATCATTGTTTTCGCCCATGTATGGCAAGTATAGCGGTTCTTTCGGTGTAAACCATTGAAAGCCGCCTTTTGAATTCGTAAACTCAACATCCACTACTTGCATCGGCGCAACTTGTGACGAGTGGAACAGATATATCCGGATTTGGCCAACGGCGCCCACCATCTGCAATCCTATTTTGTCAATCTTTGCCGTAACACCCATTGCGCGAACAGGAACAATCTCGAAACCTACCAATCTATCCGTTGAATTGATTGTAGCGGCCAAACGCGCCGCGCCGTCAAAGAACGTTCTTCGTTCTAAAAGGTTGCGCGTTTCCTTTGTCAACTGCTTCTGCATGATGAACTGCTGAACAACCGCATTAATGCCCTCAATGGTCATGTTGCGAATATAATCAGAAGCCATGTTGTAAACAACCCATGCGCCGGCGATATCGCTTCCGAAGTCATTATTGAAATCCTTGTTGAAGTCGGACAATTTAGGCTCTAGACCTGTATTCGCAATGTTGCAAATCCACACCCTGTCATTGTGTCTTACTTTTTTACCTACTTTGTATGGTACAAGAATATTCCACTCCGGATAATTCAATATGTAGTCATCCGGCATTATTGAGCGGATACCATTCAATGTGCACAACGGATGCGCCCCTTGAAAGGTCAGACCGCTTTCGCTCACACACAAATTTGCATCTATCTGCTCCTCTGGATTATATGCCTGTTGCCATCCTACCAACGGAAGCAAAGCATCATCTATCTCTTTAAGTCTAAACATAGCATTTTTAATAAAAAAAAGTGGGAACGGGGCAAATCCCCATCCCCACCAAGATTTCAACAACGATTCTCTATTTCTAGCCTATCGTTTTTGTCGGAATCGGCATCTTATCGGAATTGACAACCTCAACAGGTGCAGCAAATGGATTTGCTGAACCGGAAGCGGCTACCTCAACCTTGATAATCGGATTCGCCACATTCTGCGTGTCGCTATTGTATGCTACCACGAAAGCAACATCAACGCTGAATCCGAAATACTCCTTAACCGCGCATGTCATATCTTCGGATGCTGCTCCAGCAATACCGGACATGTCACCGACTGCGGTATAATAGTGAGAACCGACCGGCAAATCAATATAAGGCAGACGGACAACATCCCACTCGTGGAAATTAGCCTTTGTCCTGTTCAATGCTTCGCGGTCAACCCTTGTAAGCACACCGACATTTCCGTCCTCGACAACGTATGCGGTTGCGAACTTGCCGGCTTCGTTGGCTACATTGTTAGTATAGTGGAATACCTTTCCGGCGTACTCGTTGCGCTTGTTGACATCGTTATAAATATCTTGCTGTGCCAACTTTGCAATCGTCGAATCAATACCGGCATTGCCTACGATATGAAGCATACCCGGATAGCAATTCGCTCTCATGATTGCGTTCATGTCTCCAAGGAACTCTTGACGCGCCGCCCATGGCACTTCGACCACGTTGGCATTGACTGTGTAATACAGCTTGTCCTTGAATACCTCGGTCTTGTTGGCTTCAAGTGCTGCGATAGCCTGAACGTCCATTGCGTTTGCAAGAGCGCGGCAAATCTTCTCCATCTTACGCGCGAAGTCATGCTCATACGAAATCTCGTTGTTCATGTAAAGGCGCGGTGTCATGGTAAAGCCGACTGACAATGTTACCCAGTTGATAGTATACAATGCAGACGTGTTCTCGTCATCTCCAATCACGCAAGAGCGGACATTTGAAACTTGAACGTCTCCATCGAAATTGATAACCGGAATCTGCACCGTATTACCCATGCTCGCGAAAGCCCTCTCTCGAAGTTTCGGCGAAATGATTGAGTTGGCAGAATTTGTCTGGTCAATGAAGAAATCAAGCGCACCATACTCGCAAGGTCTGGTCATATTGCGGTCAAACTGCGGATTTTCCACACGCCAATTCTGCAATCTTGTTGCGATTAATGACATAGTTCGTAAAAAATTAAATTGTTAATAATTCGACCGAATGACCCTTTTTCGGCTTGTGTGTAATGCTATTTTACAGGCAATGACTTGATATTGTTTTCTGCCCATGCTTTCGACATTGCGGCATCAAATTCGTTTGAACCGATAGTCATGCCCTGTGCCATAAGGCTGGATGCAATGGCTTCGTATGCTTCATCTTGCGTCCTCGCGCCCGTAATGTCGATAACGCCCGAATTCCGACCTGCTGGCGGTTCAGTTCCGGCGCCGGTTTTCTTGCGTCCGCTATCCAGCACCCCCATCGTCTTTAACTCTTTTTCGACAAGTTCAGATGCTGTGTAAGGATTCAAGTTCCTTTCCGGATTGCGCATAATCGCGCCATTTTCGCCGTCCTTGAAAGCAAGAACCTTTCCGCCCTTTCCATCGTCAATGAATTCAGGGAACATGCCCTTGACTTTCGATACCGCTTGCGACAAAATTACATCCGTTACACTTTGCGGAATGTCAGACTTGTATTTCAGTCCGCTTGTCGCTTTTGCAAATTCTCCGTCAAGTTTAATGTCGAACAATTCTTTGACGTGTGCGTCTTTCTGCGCGTCAAACTGCGCTTTGAGGTCGGTAAAACTCTTTGTAACGGATGCTAGGTCGGTCTGCGCCTGTGTGAGTTGTCGCTTTGTCTCTGAATCTGCACCACCATCCGCAATTACCTTTTCAAGTCTTGCTTTCTCATCAGTCAATGCTTTAATCTCGCGTGCTGCCTCATCATACTTCGCGGCCGTTCCCTTGATTTCGCCGATTACCCTTTTGGCGTAATCATAGGTTTTCTCCGTTCCATTTTTTGCAATCCCAGAAACCGACAAAATATCTGCATCAAGTCCACCATATATTTCTCCGGTCTTTTGCCCGATAACGGATGATTCATCGTTTCGGCTCATTTCTGTAATGACTGCTATTTGTTCATCGGTCAATGCGCTCAAACGCTCATTGCTCCGAATCATATCCATCGTAAGTGCCATAATCTTTCCCTTTGATTTTGGTTATAAATCAATTACCCTAAAATTGCGACTTTCTCGGCATTTCCGGTTGAGCCATCAACAAGTGTAATTTCGGTTTTGGTAATCGCGCTACCGGCTTTGGTATCATGTACCGCCAAAACGCGGCTCGTTCCCTGTGTGGTCGATTCAACAAGACAATCGAAAATTGTACCCTCTTTCTTCTTCGCCAGAAGATATTTCTTCGTGTCCGCATCCATTGCGGCAAATGCGCCCTCTACTTTGACTTTAATGAAGTCTTGATTTGCAATCTGTGGCATAATGTTTATTTTTAATAGTTATAAATTAGTCTTTCTTCGGCGGTCGGCCAACTTTCTTCTCGCTCGGTTTATCCACTTCTGATGTTCCATCGCTCGTTGTGTCCTCAACCGATTTTCCATCGCTCGGAATAATTCCGGCTGCTTTCAGTTCCTCCAGAATCGCCGCTTTCATGGCTTCCTTTTCGGCTGCTTTTTCGGCTTTCATGGCTGCGGCCTTTTCGGCTTCCACGCGCGCCTTGTTTTCTACAATCCAATCCATAGGGTCATGCAAAACGTCTATCGTGTAGCCTTGTTTAACTAGGCTATCTCTTACACTTCCCTGCCATGTTTTTATGCCGAACTTTTGAACCCTCGGCCTTGAAATCCTTTCGCCCGTCTTGGCGTTGAACTGCTTTACCTCAATTTTGACGTGGTAAACCATTTCTTCGCCGCGTGGCACTACATAATTTTCGCTGGTGATTTGCTCAATCGGCAAATCTCGTCCATTTTTCACAATCATATTTTTTTTGTTTTAGTTGTCCTGTTTCGCTTTCTGCTCTTTGGCATATCGTTCAAACTCGGACATGATTTTATCAATTTTTTTCGCGTATTGAATCTCCGTACCGAAATTAAGTATATTTGTGTTTTCGCGCTCGAACCTGTTGACAAAATTAGAAAAATTCAACTTTATTCGCAAATCCGAATCACTAATTAAATTCTTCTCTCTCAGCTCAATTGCTTCTGCGCGTGTCATGTGCCGATACGGCTCTAGGTCTGCAAGAATCTTCATGCGCCTTAATTGCGTAGGGTCGTTGCGATATTCCGTTTCAATGATGCTGTTCTGCAACATGTCAAGTTCACTTTCCGACGCGCCGGATTCCTTTGCTTTCTTGTACTTCGCCCACAATTCATCAACGGACGACAAAAAGAAATCCGTACCATAGTCAATTTTAGCGGAAATGAACTGCTCTCCATATCTCAAACGGCAAATCGTGCTGTCTACCCATGTCTGCGCATTTTCGAAACCTCTTTTAACTCTCCGCAAGATTGTTGTAACATTCTCATAGTTGGCTTGGACTTGCTGCTCGTTGAACGCTTCCCGATTAGTGATAATCTCTGCTTGTCCGACCACGGAAGTAATAATATCCTCGCGTAGTCTCTTTTCCTCGGAAACGTTGTAATCAAGCGAATTCCTGTCTACCGAAAGCATCTGCACCGGATTACGCAAGTCCGGTTGATTCTCGCCGCCGTTTGGAACAGGTATCTCAACGAAAGAACCGGCACCAACTATGCGTTTGTTGCCGCATTTAGGACACCGCATAAGCATTCCGGCCATGTCCAGCTTATAATAGCCTTGCTTGTTCTTCAAGAAGCCACCATCACAATAATCGCCGTTTTCCGAATTGGTAAAATCGCAATTCTGCTCGTAGCCGGATAGGATAGGATATGCACCCATCAAATCCAATTGACGTTTGGAAATGTGGAAGAACTCGAACCAATCCAGACTTTCCAGCACGCAAGAAATCGGGCTTTCCTTTACATCTGGGTCGTCAAGCGAAATGCTTTCATCCCAGAAGAACCGCGCCGGACAATATCCCAAGTCATGCAATGTCTCCAGAATCGGGTCGCCCTCCGGTATTCCCGTGTCTTTCTTATCTTCCCAAACTCTATATGACATATCATCTATGACAATGATTTGCCCTTTGCGTTTGAAAACCAGATAGCGCATTTGTCCGGTTGTCGGTTCTGCGTCATACGTCAAGACATCATCAATTGGCAACCAATAGAAATACGGCTCGGGCGTTTCGCTGGTCTGCTCTCGCGGCATGTCAACGATTAGGACGCTGTTAATTTCGCTCTTGAAGAACTCCCATCCTTTCGTCTGCCACACTACCGGCTCATTCAATACCTCTTGTCGATAATTTTCCCAATCATCGCGCGCTTCGCTTGTAGCGAAAAGGTAATTATATGCCGGATTGCGACCCTCGAATATTCGGCTCAACTTGTCAAAACATACTTCCGTTATCTCGTTTGTCTTAACGGGATAACGGAATAATGTCTTGAATACAACAAATTTATCATGCGGCAACAGATTTTCAACCATCGCCAAAAATTGTGTCAATGGTTGCGAAATACATGTAGAACTTAAAGCGGACATCCTTTTAACGACATGGAATTTCACCCTAGCTTGGTGATATTTCATGCGGCTCAACGTGTCAGCCTTTGAATTCTTCGTCAGTAATTCTTTTAATCTGCTTGCGTCTAATGGCATGATTCACAAATTCGAATTTTGATTCATCCGGCAAACGCCAGCCGGAATTTGGCATGTTCAAAAGCCTTTCGGCATGGCTGAATTCAAACTCTCTTGTAACACCATCGGCAGACAACGTTACAAATGTTTGTTTCGCTCCCATGACTATTCGGCATTTACGAGGTCAGTAAGCGGATTGAAATCTTCCGGCTTCACGATTGTAAGGTTGTCGGAATAGTTCGGTTGATACGACCATTGAATCGCATTCGAATCCTTTGCATCATAGTTTCCGTGAACCTTGTCGGCAACGAAGAAACTGCGAATAGGAATCGGGCGATATGTCGATTTTGTAGTCTCATCTTGGATTGCTTCGATATTGCCGTTTTCATCGAACAGGAATACACCAAGATTTCCGGCATTCGCTTCGCAAATAAGTTCTTTCAGCGCCTTTACGATTGATTGGTCAATCGCGCGCAATGAACCGGTAAACTGAATCGGCTCACTTCCTAGAATCGTAGACACGCCGCCCAAATCATCATTTCCGCCGCTTGTCGTTCTGGCATCTCCACCAGTATCGGCAGGAGAATTGATATAAGGCGATACAACGACTTTCTTAACATCTTCGGCGGTTAGAAGTGCCGTCCATGATGCTTTCTTGGTAATAGCTGCCTCGGCGGTAAACTCATTCGCTTCGCCCGTTGGCTTGCGCAATCTCTGAAAAGCTACTTTCTGAATCTGTCCGAAAGAAACAGGACAAGACGCATTCGGAATCTTCGGCAATGCTTCTGCAAGCGGACATTGACAAGTAATACTCATAATGTAAAAAATTTAACGTTAATATTTTATCTTAACGGCTCACCCATTGCCGTACTAAATGCAAAGATATTAATTTTTCCTAAAATGACTCATATTCGGTTATTTTTTCGAAATGGTATAATCTATCATCTTTTCATCGAAAGTGCCTAGAATCGCCTAGTTTTAACCTTACGCGAAATCAATGCACCCTTACGCCCCTGTTCGCGTGGCCATACGGCATTGTGTTTCCGTCTGCTATCTCTTTTTCATATACGCCCGTCAAACAATCAGCCGCGTCATCATGCTCGTTGGCCGTGAATTGCCGTAAGAACTCCGTTACCGCCTTGTAGAATTTCGGATAACTTGTCTCCCAACCAAAAGGCATGATTATAGATTGATTCACAAAAGGTGCGTTTGTCACAATTCGGCTTTCCTTGTTCAAGCTCTGATAAAACGGACATGTCAAAGCCCTTACTTTCTTGCGTGCCACCTTTTCAAATTGCGAACCTCCGCCGTTGCTCTCTATCCATGCTTTCTGTGCGCCGCTCTCATTAATCAATCGCGGCGTGGTTATCGTTGTCGTGTCCGCGTTTGCGTCCGTATAGTCAATTCCGGTAACAAGCGCATACAAGATAGGTTCAAACCTTTTCTTGCGTTCATTCCATGATGTTTCATTGCTCTTGTAGACATCATAGGCAATCGCACACGTATAATCATTTCCCTCGTCCGCAACATCGACATAGCAACCCTTACGTACCATCATTCCCCATTCCGCTTTGTCTATCCACGTCTTGAAAGGTTCATACAAGCGACCCTCCGCGTTCTCCGGATTTCCTTGATACAAGCACTGAAAACCCACAGGGTCGATTGCTTTCATCGACAACAATCGTTCAAGGCTATGCCGCTCCGGCCATAGTGCTTCGCCCTTTTTGCGCGGGTCTATCTCGGTCGGCTCGCCCGTCTTGATTGCTTCAAAGTTCACAAGCACCCACGTACCATCCGGCACATTGTCAAAGTCGCTCCACTTTGTAGCCGTTATCACTTTCTCACTCTCCAGAATCTTACCGATAACATCCTCCGGATGCCACCTTGTAAACACGATTAATTGCTGCGATTCATTATGCAATCTTGTTCGCGCTACTTTCGTATACCAATCCCACGCACCCTGCCGCACTACCGGCGAATTAGCTTCCATCGCATCTTTATACAAGTCATCGCAAATCAGCAAGTCAATCGTTTTCGAGTTCAGCGCACCGCCACGACCGACCGACCTCAACGAACCGCGATAACCGACAATTTCAAATGATTCCGAATTTCGCAAATAGTTGTCCTCGTTCTTTGCCGTTGCGCCTGACAAGGTAGTTTCAGGGAAAACGGCATGATATTCCGGCGTGTCAATCAATCGTTGATTGTCTCGATTGAAGTCCTTTGCAATCGTGGCCGCATATGAACAGATAGCGATTTTCAAATTAGGATTAAGACCAAGCATGAAACTCGGTAACATTCGACTACTCCCCTCACTCTTGCCATGTTGAGGTGCGCTTTGAATAATCAAGTTCTTCACTTTACCATGCGCGAAAATGTCCAAGACGCGGTAAAAGTTCTTGTGAAATGTCGTTGCACTGAAACGCGGATTCATATATTCCGTGTACCACAACAAATTGCGCCTTGCCGCTTCTTGTCGGAACAAATCCGGATTGCGCTCCAGAATCCTCGCTATCTGTATGTCGTTTACATTCATGCAAATATTTTGTTTGAAATATCACTTTTAGAACATACACAAAAAGTCTAACCTCGGGGATTTTCTTGACAAACCACACCGAAATAAGACTTTTAGAACATTTTTATTTGCCGTTTATCTTGCTTATCACCTCTGCCAACAGCTCATCCGGCACATTCGCCAGACTTACTTGCGTGTCGCTCTCGGCCTTTACTTTTCCGTCGATTTGTTGGTATTGCCTATTCTTCCACTGCTCTGGGTCTTTATTTGTCAGTGCGAATATAATTGCGGTGATGTTCGGAGCGACCTTTTTATGTATTATCGTCTGCTTAACGATTCGCGGCTTGTCTGGATTCAAAGGGTCTTTTTCATACTCCGTCTTTTTCTCATCATACTCAAAGCCTGTCACTAATTCCATTAACCCCTTTGTCGCAACTCTCACTATATTCGCGTCAAAATCGGAGTGAGCCTTTTCTATGGCTTCCGCAAATGCCGTATATTTGTTCATCCAAACATGAAATTGCGTTGAACTCACGCCCTCTTTTTCGCACGCTTTCTTCTGCGTATAACCATCGCGGATGTCTTGACAAATTCGCTCGGTCAATTCTTTACAATACTTCATATCTTTACTCTTTAGATATTAAAAATTCAAAATATCGCCTTAAAGCGATTTTCTCCGCAAAGATAATAAATATATCATCTTCACGGAGAAATTCTATTCTAGGTACCAAACAATGCAATCAGAAGAGATTATCAAACAACCCCGGCTCTCTTGGCTGTAATGCTTCGTGTTCTTCCTTGAAAAATTCTTCCTTTGTCCTACCTCTCATCTTTCCTTTCCTTGTGTGGCAATCGAAAGTATATTCAGGTATCGGGATAGGCTCTTTCCTTACATCCTCAATCCATTTCTCCGCGTCAACATCCTTTCTGTCATAGACAAAATTTTGCAAGTAATCCGCGTCTCGGTTCTTCCTGCAAGCGCAAAGCAACAATATCGCCTTACTTACGAAGATTCTTCCTTTCGGCTCTTTTGCAGTCTTGTTCACAAGTTCATGCCCCTGCCACAGGCTTTCAATCTCTCCGGTAATCAGTCCAAAACAATCTTCTGCGGAAATGGTAAACAATCGTTTCCAGACGTAATCCCTGTAACCGCTGTGCCATAATTCCAAAGCGAAATATCCGGCAGTCTTTGCGTCTCCTCGTCTTACGGCTTTCTGCATTGCAGATGAACATTCGAAAAAGTCATAGCCGTTCAATGTTCTTGGTATATACATTTTTTCAGTTTTTTAATAATGCAGTATCGTCTGCACCCGTTTTAATTTCTACAAAGATAACTATTTTATTTTAATATGCAAAGAAAAATTCATATTTTATAATTCATTATGACATTAATTGCTTCTTTTTCATTTTTGAATCGTTGAGGCTTCTTTTTTATGCTTTCACCGAAGAATTTTCGCAACAACAAAATGTTTCTTTTTATTTCCTCTTTATTTCTGAACTCACTTAGCCCTCCACCATTTACTCCTGTGTCTCGCTGAACGAAATACAATGCTTGACAAGTAAGGATTTTTCTTTCTCGAAACATGATTGTCGAAGAAATTAAAAAATCTTCTTTCAACGTAAAGCGCATATCCCAATGAATATTTTTTGACTGTCTTATACCATAAGCACAACCTGTAATCGGTATGTTTAATGCATACCACGACTTCTCATTGTAGAAGCAAGGACGTGTTTTTGTAGAGAATCCGAACAAATGCACATCCAATAAAATCGCCATCCTGTATAAGCGTTGAATCGTATCATAAATTTCTTGCTTGCTCAAATTGTAGGCTTTCTCACTCGGAGGAACGGAAATGTTGTGACAACTTACCACATCATCGTCAACCATGAAGCAATCCCCGATATTCTCCGCTATCCAATTACGTTTAGCGACAAGACCTCGCACCGAATCCGGATGTGTCAGAATATCGCACTCTGGATTGCACCTTTCATATTCCTCTCTTTCACTCTCACAAACGCATATAATAGGCCGTTCGAACAGCCTTTTAGACAGGATCCTGTCAGCTCTCTTGTAACTCGGAATTACAATTTTTAATGGCTCTAATTGCATCATCTATTGAAATTACGTTTGACTTAATGACTTTATCTGATTTGTACGACTTCATCTTCTGCATGTTCAGCAATTCGCGCAAATGGTTGCTTTGTTGCTCCGAATCTGAAACAATTATAAAGATTTCATGCTTTTCATCATATTGCGGAATTATTGGATAGAAAGCATCTTTATCGGTTATTGCATTGAACTTTTTTTCAAATTCTTCATCGGTCATTTTCTTTTCGAACTCTCCCAGATAATAACCGTCAACTCCCCACGATTCCAACTTATCCTTATCCCAAGAATGATTCAGAGCCTCATAATCCCATTCACCTCTGTGTGTATTGTCTAGAATCATGATTTCTCGCTCGCGTTCCTCCGATATGCCGGAAAACAAAATTGTCGGAACTTCCTCCATGCCCAGACTTCGCGCCGCTTTGCTTCTTTGTTCACCGCCGATAATCATCAGAACTCCCGTCCTATCAGACAACAAAATCGGACGCGCTTCAAAGAAATCGGGATTGTCCGCTATGCTTTTGGCTAATTCCATGATTCCCTCCGGCGTGGACTTTCGCGGATTATCTGGATTCTCCACCAAATCCGCCAACTTTCGATATACCATTCCCATATTTTTTTGTTTTTACATATCCTTAATAGAACGCATTATTATCGGCGTTTCCGCGCCATACAAGCCGTAATAATTGTCGCTTATGAAATCCTCTGCATCCATTCTGTCTATGCCCGTATTTTGTAGGATTTCGACCATTTTCACGAAGTCATAGACGGGCTTTCCATCCGCACATCCGACTATTGCCGCATCCATTGATTCATCAAAGAATCGCATTTCTCCCAAACTCAAATACGAGCATTCGATTATCTCTTGATTACTCATTTCAACTCCCATTCTTTTTCAAAATCCTTTTCCGGCACAACCTTGAATCTTGATTCTCCGACACGTACAACGTAATCATGCTCCGGCGCGTCCAGATAGGCTACTCCATTGTTGAGGAACGAGAATACTGCCGTTCCGGCCCTCGTTATCGTCATTTGTCCGCCGCCTACAAAGTTAATCAATCTTTCGGCATTGTAGCGTTCTACCTTAATCGCTTTCACCTCTTGTAATTTGTGCGCGTATGTGTTGCCCTCATCCTCATCATCTTTCCACTTCTTGTTTATGTCTCCCAGTTCTTGCGGAAAATCGCAATCTACTAACTTGAATTCAACCATTCCGACACACATAAACGAAAAATCATACGCTTCAATGATTCTATCGCCCAGACGTGCCTTTATCGCGTCAATAATGGGCGTATATAAGTCTTTTATTCCATACTTAAAAAACAATTGACACTTATTCTTCTCTGCGGAATTGCGCAAAATGACTTCCTTTCCGGTCGTGCTTTCGCACATCCTTACGACTTCCCAAAGCACCGAATCAATCTCAATCGGCAAGTCGTATTTGTCTTTCATGTAATTTTTCATAACTCAATCGTTATAATTCAATACACAAGGCACGCATATGTGTTCGTTACATACAATATCAGCCGAAAAGATTGTCTTGTCAAATAGTGCAATATAGCAACTATCTCCAGATGCACGAGCGCAAGACCAGATACCTCCACGATATTCCCTCAACAAGTCCGCTCCTACAATCTTCTCCGCCTGCTTGTCTATCTCCATCCGTTGTTTCTGAATCTCTACCGCCAGACGCAAATCGGGCAAATCCCTCAAGCCCCATTTGTCGGTCATGAACGCGCATACGAACATTTCTGCCGGACTGCTTATCCGGTACAATTCCTCATTATCCGCCTCTCCGTCACTTGCCATCGCTTGCTTTATTGTCATTTCTTCCGAATCCCAATCCTCCAAATCGAAATTCTTACGTAATACCTTGCGCCATGCGTATTTAGGGAATATCAGTGCCTTTCTTCCGTTTTCAAGACCTATCTCTATTCCCTCGATACATTCCAAATGGTTCTGCCCCTCGAAACCCTCTTTATAAATTATCTTTGCCATATTCTATATTTTTAAGCTGTTTGCATAATCGGACAAATTCACCAGACGCAAGTAATGCTGGAATTCATGAACATAATTAATCTCTATTCCATCTACACTGAATCTGACATAATTTTTGCAACTCCAAGATATATTAACCCAAGAATTACGTACATAATCATTCCTCCATCATTCTTCTAAACATTTCCCAAGTTTCGCACTTGGCATTGCATTGGTTAGAGTTGTATGGGCATACATTACGGCATAAGATGCTACAAGCATTGTCAATGTCAATTGCTTTCTGCTCTTTTGCTCCACGAATATATGCATCTCTTTTTATTGTCGCTGATGTAAATTCATCAATTTCTTCAGGATGCCCCACATAAGCATCTGCCCTTTCTTCTATTGTCATAATTATTCCTCCCATTCGATTTTAACTGTTGCGATACAAGTACTACAACTTGCAGATTCAGCCTTCTTCTTAGTCTTAAATATGTCCATAGAAGCATAGGCAATATCGTCATCTTTGTATATATTTATCCAACCACTCTTCTTTTCTGGCGCGAAGAATAAATCGAGTTCACAATTTAAACTTTGATTTGTAGATAACTTCCCAAATGTCGTATAACTATAACATGCTTCATAATCTTCATTGTTTACAAGTGCAAGCACTTGATAATTATCGTCTAACCTCTGTGTACAAATAATCCTCGCACTTCTTCCGTCTCTCGTGACAATTCCCCTGTTGGGATTCTTGAGGTATGTTTGCAAATTAAATTGTTCCATTCAATTTTTCGAACTTCGCTCATATATGTTACCAATATATCCGAAGCATCTGTTGCCGTAATGTCGGTGGTTTCCACAACCGCCTCATTTCGCTTGATAAACTCATGCAAGCCCTCCATAGCCTTTTTGTCATAGCCAATTACATCCATACTGCAATGTTCCCCAGAACCGCACCAAAAGCGCATCTGGATGCTCGGCCTGAATATGTTAGAGGTCTCGCTTACCTTAACAAATGTTGAAAATCTCATGTCTGACTTAATTTCCTCGATAACATTGCTAGGTGCTATAAAAGAGAATGTATACTTTTTGTCAAAAATCTTTTCCATAATTTCTAAAAATTTAATGTTTCAAGGAAACTGCCTTGTCAGTGATTCGTTCTTGAATCCGATACAAAGGTAATCATTTATTTTTAATTTACAAACAATTCCTTTATTTTTTTTGAAAAAATTTGTGATTTATTTTTCTCCATTCTCTTTCTCCAACCTCTAAATATCGTGGATATTCGGTTATATCGCCTTTCGGTAACGTTATCTTATAGAAACCTAGCATACCCTTTACCGGCATTTCCACCACCGGACGCGGATTGCGGAAGAAATAACCATATCCGGTCTTTCGCACCCATTCCGATTTCGGCAATGCCGTTTTCGACCAATCCTCATCTGTGAAATCTGCTACACGTTTGACATCATATAATTCGACTAGCCCCAAGGTAACACCGCAATCACATCCAGCCACTTCCGGAAATTTAGATGAACAAATCAATACATCGCCCCTGTGCTTGACATTCCTAGAACGGATTTCAACCTCTTTACGCGCGTGAAATTCTCCGTTTTCGTCCATGTATTCTAATTTTGTCATCCAATCCGCTATCGGTTGAGGTATCGAAAGACACTTGTACTGTTCATGCAATTCTGCATTATATTCGATATTGTTAATCTGCATAATTTATCAAATTTAGCACGGACAAATGCCCGTGCTATCGGTTAATTAAAATGGCATATCATCATCTTTCACTTCGCCCTGTGGCATACTATCCGGCATCGGCGCCGGTGCACTCTCGCGTTTCTGGCCGCCAGGAAGCAACTCCAAATTGCTGGCGATAATCTCGTTTATTCTCTTTGTCACTCCATCGTTGCCCGTCCATTCTCTCGTTTGTATTTTGCCCTGCACAAGCAAGGAAGTTCCTTTCTTCACGTACTGCTCGCATACTCCGGCAAGACCTGAATTTCGCACTACCACATTGTGCCATTCGGTCGTAGGTTCAACCTTTGTTCCGTCCTTTTTGGTGTAACCTCTTTCAGTCGTGGCAAGTGAGAACTGAGCCACCTTTCCGCCACCCTCAAAGTTAGTAATCTTTGCGTCATGTCCGACACTTCCTTTTAGTAAAACAAGATTCATTTTATTTTTCTTTTAACATTAGACATTCTTTCCCGTGTTATCGGGTTCATATTGTTTCGATTCCGTTGTTCTCATAAACTCGGATTTTCGGTAAGCAACAAAACTGGTTGCAATGCTTCATTGAATGTTAGAACTGACAACCAAACGCACCCCGTTTCCTTTATGCGTTCCAAATCGCCCGGTTCCAATTGCCAACAGGTAACAACCGTACCGTCGTTGCCTTTATTGGCAGGTAATGGCTGATATTCGGGTTGCTCTTTACCATAAACGCAATTTGCGCCGTCAAATTCAATTGGTTTCATTTACTTGCTTGTTTGTTTGTAATCCTTTTTCAATTCCTCAATAGTCGCTTGATTCTTTGCCCAAATCCGCATCTTTTCTCTCTCTCCATTCTCCCATTCCGCATGATGTCTGAAGCACAAGATATTGACGTTTCTTGCATCGTGTGCCATGTCCGGATTCGCCCCTCTGGTCAATATGTGAGACACATAGACCGCCGAATACTCGGACAAAGGCCGCATACATTCCTCGCAATAGTGAGGCTTATTCTCCCACATGAAGCGATAGAACCGCTCGTTCTCGCTAGGCGTATGCCCGTTCCCGAACCTTTCCCGTTGCAATTCTTTTCGCAAGCCTATTTCCATTCGGAAAAACCGCGTATCAATTAAAGGCTCATAGCCTCGTGAACGAGCATAATCATACAAAACTCGACTATCTATAAGAAAAGTATTCATTTACTCGCCAAATGTGCCCATTTCGGCCGTTTTGTCATGAAACAGATACAATTCCATTTCACGGACGAAATCATTGATTATGACTGTCAAATCAGCACATTCCGGACTTTCTCCGACAGCGTATTTGATTCGCGGTGATTTGAATTTAGCCTCTCCATGCGTCGTCATGTACTGGCCAAGAATCGTCACTCCGATATTATCATTCTTTCCGGCAAGTGCGAATCCGGCTACCTCAACATCGTCAAGACATTCCCACCGGAATATGCCTGCGACTATCGGCTTCAACTTGTCAAACAAAGCCTTCAAATCATCATGAATAGCCCTCGAATCCTTTACATGATTTTCCTTGATTGTCCTAATTCCATCATCGTTTGTCTCCGTCATGATGTACTTGCAATCAATTTCAACGCGGTTGCGCACAACCTTTTTAAGTTCAAATTTCTTCTCCATGATACTTGTTTTTTAGTTTTCATTAGTTTTCTTCTCTTGCGGTGTCAAAGCCTTTTCGGCCAACATTGCAAGCGTCAACAAATCTGCGACAATTGCCTTTTGTTCGATTGTAGCGTCCTTGAACTTGTCCAGAACTGCAATCCAATTCCGAACGTACTCAACCGCAACAGACGGCGGATAATTCAATTCGATTGTTTTCATGTTATTTTTATTTAATTTGCGTTTTAAGCGACTTTCTCGGCGAAGTAATACAATTTATCATCTTTTTGAAGAAAGTCGCTAAAATCGCCTAATTTAGCTTATTCCATTATTCCATCCAAGATGTTGACATCTCCATTTAGCTTGTTGCCGTACACAACCCCTTTCTTTCGCTCTTTCAACAAACCCATAACCTCATCGAAATTTGTGCTTGTGTACGAGAACCCTGCTTCCTTGTAGGTGTAACTATCATACTCCTTAAAATCAATCTTTCTCATAATTATAAAATTTTTGGTTCTTCAATATATACTGACATGTTTTCCGCGCCCCACATCTTTAACCACTCCAAGAAATCAATCATTAACCTATCGCCCAATTCCTCTATTTCAAGCGTCCTGCTATCCCAGCCATCCTCAATCTTCCGCTGACATTGTAGCAACGGACACACCTCGCGCAAATATACGTCAGTTTCCGCATCCGTCTTTGCTTCTCCCATGTCATTCAACGCGCGGCGCATTGTCGGTACGACATAGTTATAATAATAACCTTTGAGGGCATCCGAACAGCCCCTAGGATAAGCCATGAATCGCGCCACGATTCTATCGCCCTTGTGCTTGCGGAAAAAATCATTGACATCGGCCATCGGCATACGCAAATGGCCGCTGTCGTCAACTATTCCTATCGCTTGATAGTCATTCATTGTTTGCCTCCGTGTATTCCTCGATAATCATGTCATTCTGGCCTCTCTGAACCTGCTCAATGAATCCTTGAAATCCATTTTTCTTCGCCACGTCAACGATTGCTTCCAATCTCTTTTCTCCCAGACTTTCACCCCTTGCGATTCTGAACACCTTGACTTTCGGATTACTTGCGATTATCAATTTCGTTGCAACCTCCATTATCTGGCTATCTGACACATTTCCGGCCATGAAAGGAATGCCGTTCAATTCCAAGCCTGAATCCGAGAACGTAAGCCCCTCGATAGGCAGGTGTGAATTTGCTATCAGTTCTGCCCTTTCGCCAGAAAGCGACCCTATGCGCGTCTCGACATCCTCCACCTTTGCATCAGCCGCTTTCAATGATTCATACTTCTCCAGATATGTAGCCACTTCACCACTCTTGCGGTTGTGTTCCTCCGCTTGTGCAAGCCTCTGCGTCAAATCGTCTGCGGTAATGTTGCGCTTTTCGAAGTCTGCAAGCCATTTCTCCGCATTTTCCTTTCTTTGCGACAAATCGGTTTTCTTGCTTTCCATGTCAGCCAAAAAAGCCATATATTTCGCAACTCTGTTATTCTTTTCGATTTCCGCTTCCTTTTGCGCCATCTCGAACACCCTTTGCGCTTCTGCTAATTTTGCAGCGATTTTCAGCAAATCTTCGTCATAATGCTGTTTTTCTTCCTCCATCTGTACCGGCAATTCGGCAAGTTCCCTCGTCCTCTGCTCCATCATCGACTTCACAGATTTCGACTTTTCAATCAGCGCAAGCCTCTTTGACTGCTCCTGCATCAAGTCCGACACGTCGATTTTTTTAGAATACTTCTGAATGTCCGCATCCGTGAGACCTTTACGCGCATCATCGACCACCGATTTCAAAGACTTCACATCACGATTGAGGAATAGTCTTTCATCTTTCAGTTGCGCCATTTCATTGTCGATTTCGTCAATGCGCTTGACTACCGCATCCGGCAACAACTTTTTAACCACCTCAATCTGCTTTCTTCTTCCCTCTGCCGTTTCACTCCATCTGGAGAACTCCACTGCATCGAAATCTTGATAGCCGAAAATGCTCTGAAGCATTGACACGTTATTCGACTTCATGCCGGACTTCGATTTAATGGTCAACGTTCCGCGCGGATTTGCCTCTGTGAAGTTTAGAGAAACTTCGTATTCCTCACCTCCGTCACCTACTACCATCTTTGCAAATCCCTTACTTTCTCCCTTTCGAAGAACGTTGTCGCGGTTTCCGGTCAAAAGCGCACCGATAGCCTTTAGCAAGGTAGATTTACCCAGCTCATTGTCACCCGTAATCAAATAGACGTTTCCGTCAAAATTAGCGTTGAATTCCTTGATTACTTGGAAGTTCAACAATTCAAGTTTTTTTACATACATACAACTTCAGTTTTTTGGTTGTTCTTTGTTACCCTATCCGGATTCGAACCGGAACTAAATGAACCAAAATCATTTGTGCTACCATTACACCATAAGGCAATCATATTATATCAAACTTTGTATCTGCTCAAAGGTCAAACTAGCCACCGATATTAAAGAATCTCCGCAATCCCTAAACATAATCTCCAAAGGATTATCCGGAATAAAGCCATAAAAACCCACGTTAAACATACCATCTTGAACCATGAAAAACATTTTCTTGTTTTCCATCCGGAAAGCCGCAAATTTATAACCCTTATTTCGGTACATCTCGGAAAGCACCCAGCCTTTCGACTTTCCCAACTTTACCAATTCATCAAACTCGCTCATGATTATACATCTTTAGAAGCGCGTAAAATAGGACACATCGAGAAATCGCCCAACGGCTTGCAATATTCCTCGCCACTTTCAATGCTCGTTACTCTGTCAATCGCTTTCATTTCTGCCAACCTCGGGACAATCGTTTCTTCTTTGTCAAAATCCAACAAAGTGACTGTTTTTGCAGTCCTCTTTGTTACCGTGTAATACCATGCGCAATTTGTATCGCAAGGGCTTACCATCCTATAAGTTTTACCAACTTCAAACCTTTTCATAACTCAAAATTTTAGAAATTAAAACCATCCAAAAAAGATTCTGCAAGTTCATAATTCAAGCCATACTCATAACGCTCATCCTCTAAATCATTCAGGCCATCCACGAACTTTTTATCTGCTTCCCTTACCATCTCATAGGCTCTAACATCTTCTGAAGCATTTGAACCATTGAAATATCTTGAAACTTTCTCATTCAATTCATCTGCAATTCTCAAAAAGTTCTTTGCCAAACGAGCGACTTTCATAACTTTTACATTATCCATAATTTCTAAAAATTTAATGTTTCAAGGAAACTGCCTTGTCAGTGATTCTTTCTTGAATCCGATACAAAGTTAAGCATTATTTTTTAATTTGCAAACATTTTTGCAAAATATTTTCGAAAATTTTTATCTGCCTGTCGAACCATAGCCACCAGCACCGCGCTCCGTATCGCTCAAATTATCACTTTCGACAAATATGATTTCCGGATAAGGCATTATAATAATTTGCCCTATTTTATCGCCTACATTATACGTGTCTCCATTATCCAATTGACGGAATTTGAAAGTGACTTCACCACGATAGCAAGAATCCAGAACTCCGACCGAATTTTTCAGCATCATTGCAGTCCGTGCGATTGAACTCCTAGGAAATAACAAACCGACATGTCCATCTGGAATTTCAAAGGCTAATCCTGTATGACATACTATTTCATCGAATCCGACACGTTCAACCTTGCAAGCCCTCAAATCGAATCCTGCATCTGCCGCGTGCGCCTTGGCCGGCATAACCGCACAATCCATTACTTTCTTAACTTTTACTTCCATGTTATTTTCTCCAAATTTGCGTTTTACGCGCGTTTTTTCGCGCGATTGATAAATTATATATCTTTTCTTCAAAAGTCGCTATAATCGCCTATTTTTAGCCATTATCGGCAAATAGTTTCCCATGCTCCCTTTCCGGCAAGTTCTTCAGCAACCATTTTACATCATTTTTGAGGATGTGTCGCCCAAAGTGCATTATCAAAAGCGCATCGGCATTCCAAAGCGTAACATTTCCACCATACAACTTTTCCGCTTCTTCCTTGTATCTCGCTTTCCTCTCTTTCTTTTCCTCTCCCTTGATTCGCAAACCTAATCTTGACTGCCATGACATCGGATGCACAAGCACATACGGCATTCCGATAATCTCCAGAACCGCTTTCAGGTGCTCGAAGTTCGCTAACATCTTCTGCATCCTGAACGCCTTTCCCATGTTCTTCTTTCCACCATCAACCGACACATCATCCGGACGCAAGCATAATTTTTCCAGAAACGCCAAGCAATTGAAGTTCGTACGATAGTAATTCAACAAATCGCGCAATTCTTCATTGTCTTTCGGCATTTTGTGCCTTTTGACGTTCATTCCGTCGATATAGACCGCGATACCACCTTGTGCTCCTGGGTCTATGCCCATGATAGCGTTAATCTGCATCTCTTTCATAACTCATTTAATTTATTCTGTAAATTGATTTTTTTTCTTGCAACTTCTGAAAACGCTGTCTTAATGTCATTTATTCTCCTCTCGTCTTTCTTGCTGCACATAACGGCATTGACAACATCATTAACGCCCGCTTCCTGTCCTTGTATCAAGCCAAGCGAATAAAGTGCTTGCCAAATGACAATAATTTCGAAATTATCACATCCCAGATTTCCACTTTTTTTCCACGTTTCAAACTCATTAAGCACATTCCTGTTTCTTTCCTGCCTGTTTCTTTCGTGATTGCGCCTTTCATCATTGCCAGCATCAATATCTGTTACTCGCGCTCGCGGCATATAATAGTTAATCTTACGATATACTTGATAGCAATAATTTGAATATGCGCGCAAAACTTTGCCAATGTATGCTTCGTTAAACGTTCCGTAAGAATTCCGGTCCGGTTGTCCTGACCTATTCGCCGGCAAATACATATCAATTTCGCCAGCACATAGGAACATGAAAGCATTGACAAAATCATCTGTCGTAAGATTGCCGAACATATCGCGGATGAAATCCACAATTCGGCGCAAATCGTTTTGTGTTTTCGACCACGCAGTTCCGGTCATCAATGCTGCTCTGTCAAGCACCTCAACTATCTCAAAATCCTCCGCTTTCAAAAGCGGCTTTCCATCATTTGCTCTTACTACTTTCTTCTCATTTTCCGTAAGCATTTTTGCCACTTGCGGAATCTGCAAATATTCTGTCTTTTTCATCGCCTTATCGTTCCATTTAGCAAACCCTCATAATATGCCCTTTTGTCCGCTTCGCTTCTGAATTGCGGTGTTCCGGCCGGTTTAGCCGCTTGCCTGCCTTGTAGCCACTTCTTGTAACGTTCTTCTGTGTCCGGAAAGATAACACCATGCCAATCGTTCACAATCGCAAGTTCTACCATGGTTCGCGCAAATTCTTCCTCAAACTTCTTTAATTTTTTAGCGGACAACCTTATAGCATTCAGCGATTTCTTTTTCCACTTCGGCTGTTGCAACAACATTTCCCACGCCTCTTTGAATTCCGTTGAGGCAAACGGACAAAGTTCCTTTTTCGCTTTAGAAACGCCATCATTATTCAAATCACCGGAAATGTCAGAGGCGTTGTTTTCCCCTCGGGGGGATATAAGGGGGGCATTATTAGTATAATCTTTAGTATTATCTTCTTTTTTAGTATAATCTTCAGTGGAAATTTTTTTCCACCCTTGTTGGAAATTTTTTTCCACCTCATCGGAAATATTTTTCCGCTCTTGCGCAAAATTTTTTCCGCTAGTGGAAAATAATTTCTCATAGTTTTCACCGAAACAATAGGACTTGCGTCCAGAACCCAATTCCTCGACAACCCTTTCATCCAAAAGTTTGCAAGCGACTAGTTTTGCAATTCGATTCTTTATTTGCTTGTCAGTATTTATGCCTAGAATCGGCAATTCTTCTCTGATTTTTTTTGCGGTTATCATGAAATAATCCGAGCCGTCAACCTTTACCCTCACTGTTTTCGGAGCATTTCCGAAAATATGAAAGACTTGAAAAATCGCAAGGTCAGCAAGGTCTAAATCCCAACCATTCTCGATTACCGCACACTGGTTAATGCTGATGTTATATAAATAGTTCATGGCTATAAAAATAGCCACGAGAAGATGTTGAGTCGGCAACCTCAAACAATCCTCTCGTGGCCTTTTAATTTTCTCCGATAGTTGCCGCTATCACATTGCAAATGTACAAAATTTTTTGTTACCTACAATTTTTTTACAAATTTTGATTAAACATATTATGCACTTTTGGCATGTTTATCCACTCGCAAGCCTTTTTGTAGAAATCCTTTTTAATCTCGAATCCGTATGCTTTGCGCCCTGTAATTTGCGCTGCTACCAACGTAGATCCGCTTCCGGCACACGGGTCAATTACTACATCGTCAGGGTCTGTAAAAATCTCTATAAGCCTCTCTAACAACTGAATAGGCTTCTGTGTCGGATGAATTTTCGGGCTTTCATTATCGCGCGGATAATCCATGCAGTTGAATATCATTCGCCCGTTATTGTTGAACTTCGGCAACTTGTCACGATAGAGAAGAATTGCATATTCGCAATTACCAACTATCCGCATGTTCGCTTTGAGGACTTGCGCCGAATAATTTTTGCGGAAAACCAGATTGATATAATTGTTAAATCCGGCTTCGCGCGCCTTTTCAATAACGTACATTTGTTGCTCAAACGCGCAAAAAACAATCATACATGGTGCTTTCCCAGTTTCTTTTGGCTCTTTTTTCAGCATGTGCGAACAAAAGTGCATATATTCTGCCACTCGAAAATCTTTGTCCGTGTCGAAAAATTCTTTACCGGCCAACTCGGATTCTCCGTTCTTGTTGTCTCCATCCTTGTACCATTTCGGATTGCTACCATACGCATTTTTCCCGATATTGTACGGAATATCCGCTATGACCAATTGTGCCTTTGGTAAATGATACACTTTGAAATTTTGGAAATGGTCATTATATAATTCTATGTTCTCCATCATCTGTAATATTTAGGTATTGCACAATTTTTATGAACGCGATAAAACATATCACACCCTTGCATGAACGCAAGCAAGCACCCTAAATCAAGATTCTTTGCGTATGTCTTTCCGTTCAAGATTACCCTGTACCCGTCATGCCGGAACTCGATTCGAACACCAATAAAATTCGCTATCCGGTTGCACTCTGACAGCACCCCGTCAATGGTTGACATGTTATACTTCTTTTCCGCTAACGGCGTTCTTCGTAGGACATCCCACCTTGATTTGCAGTATTTATACAAATCCGAACCTTTAATCTCTATTTTGCCATCATTTTCGGTACTTTGCAATCTTCCTATTCTGATAGCCTTGTTGACAGCGTATATAGAAATGCCCATGCATTCTGCCGCTGCCTTTTTTGTATATGATTTGTCAATATCTATATCAATCATTTCTGTAACAATTTAAGATTTGAATCTTGCTGTAACATCTTTCGAATATCCTCAATTCGCGTATCATTCGCTATCAAGTCGACAACAGGATAACGCGAATTATCGTTTGGCTTGTTTGACTTGTGGAAATGCACCGACAAATCGAATACCGAAGTCGTGACGGAGCCGCGCATCTGCATCACTGAATCAAACGAATTGCGGATATTGTTCACACTTGACGCTGAACCTTTCGTGCTGAATCTCCAGACACCCATAATGCCGCGAATTGCCGGTATGATAAATCTCAAAGTCAAGGTAATATTCCAATTTTCCGCACCTCGCTTTGTCGGATAGTTCTTGACAACCCACTCCATGAAGTCCGGATATTGCTCTGTCGAATACATCGACCATGATTTGCCATTCCAAAGGCGGAAAGTCTTACCGTCACCATCTGACAACAACGCGCCTGCATTATCTCGATATTCGAATCTTTCGTTACATACATACTCGACATTATCGGACGGAAAAACTATCTGGATGGTGTTCGGCTTATCACCATAGGCTTCTGTGAACTTGTCTGCATACTTGCCTGTTGCGCGAAACCAATCTATGCTCATCGGGTAGCCTTTGTCGCTTTTCATCCCTATATGCAGTCTGCCTATTTCCGGAAACTCCAAACCTTGTGGAGTTTCCGGCCTTACAATTCTACCGCCCATAATCAAAACTCATCTTCATCGAACAAGTCTTGCGGTATGCCGCAAATTCCGTCCGTATTCGCCTTTTCCTCGACCAAAGGTATATTTCCCTCGCTTTCTTCCTTAGGCTCGAAATTTGGCCTAATTTCGGCCATTTCTTCCTTGCTTGTCTTACTCTTTACGAGTTCCGCAAGCGAAATGGAAAGAATATTATTCAGCGGCTCGTTGTTGTCCAGCGAAATCTCACCATGTACGATTGTCAATGTGTTCTTTCGCTTCTCATCCTCAATCGTTGCTAACTGCAACAATGCCGGAATCTTGGCCGCATTTGGCGAATCCGTCTGGTCTTTCAAATTATATGTCGGCTTCGTGCGCCAATCTTTCGGCGAAAAATTAAACACCTTGTCAATCTGCATGTCCGGAAAGTTCACATTCCACATCATCGCGTACAAATGCAACTGAATCTCGTGTTCCTCGAAGAATCCCTTGCGTCCAGACTTGAAATCAACAATAGCTTTGAACACCTCGCCCGTCTTTGGGTCAACCATTTCGCAAGGCATATCCACGCATCCGGCAAAGTGATACTCCGGATGAACAAGTCCTATCTCGATAGCCAACGGCTTGACGTTGTAATCCTTTATGAACTGCGCAAAAGCAAGCACATCTTTACGCAACTTCACCACGCTATCGCCGAAGAACTTATCCGGCAAATGGTTCTCTTGCATATACGCCCTCACGACTTCCGGCACCGCGTCAAAGTCATACTTGCGCGATATTATCAATCGCTCAAATTCCATGTGCATCAACGTTCCGTAAGCGGCGGACAAATCGCGCTTTTCTTCCGCCTGTTCTTTGCCATTCTCCATCATCCACGAAATCAAAAACGGACTTGTCGGCATTACCTGCCTTAACAATGTAGTAACTGAAGGATAGAACTCCGGTTCACCTGCCTCGTTGAATCTGTAATAATAGCGATAGCCGTTGCTGTCAAGGCGATAGACCTTGTATTTCGGCTCTCTCAATGCGCTCGCATCGAAGAACAACGCCTTGATTTCCTCCGTTGTCATACCGGACGTGATTTCCATCCTTTCAGGCTCTTTGAGCATGTCAAATGCCACGTTTGTTTCTTTCTCTTTCATTTTTTTTATTTTGTTTTAGTTGTCTATTCCTCACTATCTAAATATTCCTTATAGCACCCAATTGCCATAATAAATGCGACTCCGAAACTAATCCATTGCGCTTTATTCCAGAACGTGCTAATAATCGTTAATAACGCGATAACCGACCAGACAATCGTCCACGTCAAATATGATTTATTTTTCATCGTCTTTACCAAATAAAAAGTCCAACGTACAACCGCACATGTCGCATATTATCAATGCCCATTCCGGCTTTATTCTCGTGCTTCGACCATTGCAAAGATTTGTCATATTCATTCTTTGTGTGTCGCGATTTGATTCCGGCCATAGCTTTGCGGCAATATCAGTCTTGAATATTCGCGCTCCGTTGTCTTTCGCCCTCGCGAGGGCTTCTTCAATCTTAAAATTCTTCATACTTACTTTTTTTTGTAAAACCACATTCATGACATACATGCACATACTCATCAACTACCCATGTGCGTTCTGTGTAACTATCTCCATCATTCAGATAATGCCCGATTTCCTCAACGTCCAAATCTCCACCACATACAGGGCAAGTTCCATCTCCAATTACAACGCAATGAAAAAAGGCCGATAAAGTTGCCATTGTCCGGCGCTTAATTCCGCACTTGTCCAACATCTTTGCGACATCGCATATCGGCGTATCTTCTGGAATAAAATCGGCTATTTCATTTAGCCAATTGTTGCTATCATCTATCGTATCGTCAAACTTTAAGAGATTAGATGCAATGTGCTTCGACATTGTTTCTGGAGCAACGCCGGCAACTTCGGCCAAGCGTTGCAAGTTTTCATCATTCTTAATTTTCATATTTTTACTTTGTTCTTTCGGTTACTATATATCTTGTGTGCGGCATAACAAATGATGAATATTCGGCCGCCCAAATCACACGAGCATATATATTTCTTGCTTTTCCGTCAGTTATTAAGACCTCGAAACCCTTTTCTGTCATCTCCGGATTTTCAACCTTAATTTTGTTTTCATCAATTCCGAAAGACTTGCACTTGTCAGCCAATTTGTCAATTCCTTTTTCCCAGCTATTAACCAGCATTGTATTGACTTCGGACATATACCTCACTTTATCCATGCGATTTGCATTATCAAAGATGATTTCTATTGCCTTATGCCTTTCTGCTTTCACGAAATTATACATTCTTATATGATATTTGCGCATCCTTAAAAAATCGTACATGTAATTTCGTTCAATCCTATCGCATTTTTTTCTCCGCTCAATGGCTTCCGGCAAAGCATTTCGCATGATGTCATAATGAGCGGAATACCAATTTATCATCTTTTCGAACCAGCACTTTTTGAAGTCTGACATTACATCGCTCAATGCAACTTTTAACGCGCTATTTGCAATTTCCTTTTCCGCTGCACTCTGTTCCATCTTTGTCAATTTCACGTTCAACAATTTCAACATTTCGACTTCTTTCGAAGCAATCTTCTCGTTAGACTTTTTGCTATCTATATTGCACTCGATTTTGTAGCGCCATTCCCAATTCTCAATAGTCGACAATAATTTGTCGTAATTATCAATTGTTACGTTCATTCCTGTTGCCTTGGCTGCCTTGGCAATAGTATTAGCTGTTCGCTCATCATACATTGCTATTTTAGCCTTTGCCGATTCCATGCGCTTTGTTGCGGTTTCAATCTGCTTTCTTATTGTGTTAATTGTTGCCATAACTAATAAATTTTCTCATTCTAGGAATCTGCCTAGTCAGTGAATCATCCTTGATTCTGGTACAAAGGTAGGCATTTATTTTTAATGTGCAAACTTTTTCTTTATTTTTTTTGAAAAAAACGTAAAAAAGGCAAGGAATTAACCTTGCCTATAAAAATCTCACATTATTCCCAACTTAAAAAAGGCAAAGCGCACATTATAACACTTAATCTTCTATTTCCTGAATACAAACTGGCCTATCTGCATCAGTGTAGCAATAGACATGCGGTGTATTAGCATAGAACATTTCGCCATCTCTTTCTTCCAACCCAAAATCGGCAACAAACGCATACTCCAAGTTATCACCAGAAAGGGTCTCGCACTTTAGAGTTTTACTAACGATTTTAGAGAACTCATCTCTTTTGCCCTCAACAATCTCTGTTATTACCGCAACACCCTCATAGGGTCTATTCAGATAATACGCATCCGCATTCCATTTGATTTTCTTTCCAACGAATGTTTTTACATTCTCAACGTCCAAGATAATAGGCTTCATATTCTAAAATTTTATGATTCATGGAAACTGCCATGTCAGTCAGATTCATTCTTGAATCCGATACAAAGTTAAGCATTATTTTTAATTCTGCAAACATTTTGCATATTTTTTTTATAAAAAAAAGTTGTGGACATTTCACAACGGCCACAACTCAAAATCAACATGACAACATAATATCGTATTTTTTTGCTATCTTTGCATTACAAGTTGTCAACCTTGTTTCATTTTTTCTTCGGGCTTGCGGTTTTTCAAAGTTTTACGCAAGCCCTTTTTTATTTCAAGGAGACATTGTACGGCTCGCCGTCATACAATTCTGCTATCTTCCTCACTTCATCGGACAATATGAAATCCGCACGGATAACGACTACCACTTTATTTTCGCGCATGTCTACGAAAAGATACGGCATCTGCTTTAGAAGCAAATCATATCTGAACAATCGCGCTTTGCTTTCATCCGGAAATATCGAACCCACACACCAGCAATCCGACAACTTCATCGGTTTCTTCCAACGTCCGGACATGTCCGGACGCGAAAGAATTTCCGAATACATTTCGCCTAATGTCTGTTTCTTCTTTGCCATACTAGACACAATAAAAAGTGAACTTTATACCTCTACGAAGTTTGCAGACCTCTTTGTCTTTCATTGTCTTGAATGCCCTATCCAGAAGCCTGTTGCACAACTCGACATCTTCTACTATTGCAAGGAATCCGCTAACTCCTACCAACTTATCAACTTTCTGCCCATTGTGGATTCCGTAAACCTTAATTTTGAAATTATGGTTAATGTCTCGTACTGTATATTTTAATGTTGCCATGTCTCTTTATTTTTTGCAAGTTATTCCTAATTTTTTTTGCCATGCTTCTTCTATTTCTGCGATATATTTTTCTGCTTCTTCCTTTGTTTCGAAAAATGCATCACCTGAAAGGTCATCACACTCAAAGACATAGAACCAACCACGTATTTTCTTAATGTAATGCTTATGCGTTCTTGGCATCATCATTCCGTATGCTTTCATGACTTTATGTTTTTGTTTTATGTTCAAGGAATCGGCCTTGTCCGTGTGAGGTATTTCCCTCATCTCGAAAGCAAAGGTACAACCAATATTTGAATAATGCAAACTTTTTTTTATATTTTTTAATAAAAAAGTTAATTTTTTCGAAAACATCCGTATTTCGCACCAAAAGTCAAAAAGGTATAATTTATCATCTTCGGATAGAAAATGCCTAAAAACGACCAAAAACGACCACAAACGACTAAAAACGACTAAAACGCAAAAATGGCTCATTTCACAACGCACCATTTTCGAAAAACATATAACATCAACGCTTTTAATAATGACACAGCAAATATAATAAAAAAAGCAATGCGCATCACTGCGGATTGCCTCTAACACTAAAACTACTAAACCAACAAATAAAGGATAACTTACAAAGGCAAAGATACTATTCTTTTATGATAATATGTTCACAATTTACAATTTTCGTATGTGGATTTTTAGAAACAACCCTAAAATCACGACTTTTTACCCTCTTGGTTCTCCAGAACAAAAAACGCTTGTACTTCACATTCTCAGTCAACAACAGCGAATCCCTTGATATAATATTGCCCCGAAATTGCCCATTTTCGAGCCGTCCTTTGAACGTCATCCACTTGTCCTCATAATCTATCAATGCGGCCGTGTTAGTGTCTCCTACGACCTTAATAATCGTATCTCGGACAACTCTTGTGACAAATTCCGTCCGCGTCTCTGTGCCCATGCTCGCTAACGATTGCAGATTGCGCAACTTTACGCCCATGTCGGCAATCAATTTCGCGTCCGCTTTCCGGTATTTCTTCAGTTCAGACAATTCCAGCGACAAGTCATGCGCCTTTGTCGCATTCAAAGAATCCCTCACCTTGTAGGTGTTGACATCCACGAGCAATGATTTCGTGTTCTCCCTGTACCGGTTTCGCTCGTCTTTCAGCCTACCGATAGAAACTCCCTGCAATACTATTGCAAAAAGCATGGCAGCAATGACAGCCGCCAAAATCAACCGCCTACGCATTAGGTGTATATGTTAGTTCAGATTGCCCCACTTCGCGGCTCAACTTCAGCGTATATTTGCCGCCCATTATCTCGACAAACGAGTGAACTTCATTCTCTTCAATCTTTGTCATAATTCACCTCCTAAATTTTCTGCCCATTTTTCAGTCCAGAAATGTGAATACTCTTTGTTTTTTGCCCATAATTTATCATGCCAACACGCGTGCCACAATGACGGAATCCCTATCACCACAAGATACAACCACCCGAGCATTCGTGATTGTCGGACATGTCCGTATTCGTGCCGCACATCGCTTTCGTCCCATTTTCCGCCAATAATGATATATTCGCCTAAAGTGACGCCGCCTGGAAAAGCACGAAAATGAACAAATCTAACTTCACGCACCTTGCCTTTAATCTTTAGACAATAGATATACCTTTGTCCTCCGTTATCTCTTATATTTGCCGAGAAGATGAACCCCAAAAGGTTCTGCGGCAATTGCCATATCCACAATAGGACATAAAGCAACACATGATACCATTTCTTTTTTTCTTGCGATAGCTTTGCAAAGTCATCGCTGTAATCATAATTATACATAACTCTTAAAGTTTTTCACCTTTATATGACTTGTTATACAAAACCTGATGACGTTGTCTACCTTTCAGTTTGTGTGAAAAATGCACAAATGTTGGATAAATTATCATCTGGTCAAATGGCAAATGATTGTCCGCTGCCATTCTGGCCAATTCGATAGGTTTAGGAAAAGCGACATCCGCCGCTTCTCCCTTTACGTGTTGTGATGTCGGAACTCCACCGACGGCCGCGTTTAGCTCACTACATCTATATCCGGAATTTATCCGAAGTGGTACGCCTGCAATGTCGCGCAATGGTTGCAGAACATTATCCACAAGCGACTTTATCGCATCGCGGACGGCAAAGGAACGAACAACATTGCAAATGCCCTTTTCTTCTGCTATTTTGCTGTCCTCAAATTCCGAAAATGAAAAATCTTTACTGATTGTGCCCATTTTTTTTAAGTTTTATTGTTTATGTTTCGGGTATTCCTTAATCATCTCGATAATCCTTTGAGCCTTTTCGCTGTCCACGCACGAGATAATCTCCTGAACAGCATCCACCACTCTGCCAGCCGCGCTCTGCTTCTTCTTGGAGTTCTCGATGACGGAGCGTCCTTCAATAAGCAGCACACCCAGCGTCGCTAAAATCGCGCAGTAGGGTAGGTTATACCACGCAAACACAGCGCCCAAGATGTCAATGAGCAGGAAGAAGTACA